ATCTTTTTTGTATTTAGAATTTATTGTATATGCAATCATGTAATGATCGTTAGCACCTAATCTACTTGCACGATACTTGCCATGTCTTACATTAGCATTTGCATATTGTATGGCAAATGGTCTGTATTTTTTGTCTTGTGCAAAAACATATACCATCATGGTTGTTACCATCAGTAACTCTGCTAGGTCAACTTTGTTATATGGCTTGAATCCGTCAGTTGTTCTGTACAGCCTACTTTCCTGCAGATCACCAAGGAATTGATATTGTGCCTGTTTTTGTTTTTTAGGTGTTTCCATTATGCTCCTGGTCTCCCTGTACCAAAGTTTTTAACACTAAAATCTAATCTGTCAACTAACTTTATTGCGTTGCCTATGTGATCAACGGCTACAAAACCTTCTTCGCCTGTAACATCATAGTCGCCCTCTGCATTTTGTACAAATGTATCTATCTGGCGAATGTTTGCTAATTTTTTAATTATCATTTCTTTTGCTTTTATTAAATCTAAATACACAATGTATGCTTTTTCAATCTGTTCTTGGTTGCTCTCTAAAAATTTTATACCATCAAGCATTAATTGTGTTTTCTTTACTTTACCAGCATCGCTTTTGAGTTTCTCAACTGCTGATTTTAGTGTGCCTTTGTACTCAGCAATAAAACGTTGAGCAAACACTTTAGGATCTTGCTCAAAGCCTACTAACTCTCTAATAATTTTATTTACACTTGCTTTGATTCTTGTTCTTAAATCATCTCCAAATTCATTATTTTTAAGAAAGTCCAAGTCTGTAACTGCCTGCAAGTTTTGATTTGCATTGTTAATCATTTCTGCCATTTCTTCTGACTCTTCTTTTGTAAATGTAACTTGACCTGAATAGTCTCTTATGATTGCATCTCTGTGCCAAACGTCTGGATTACTGCCTAAACTACTTGCATCAAAACCAAACTTTGCAGACAAGTCTGCTAGACCGCCACTGCCTACATATTCTGTGTGAAATACTATACCTATTTTGGAACGTAAAATATCTTTTGCAAGATTACTGTTTTTAGGTATAGCATATATAATTGTGTTTGGTTTAAACACAATGTATTCTTCACCTTTAATGTTTGCTTCTTGAATACTGTCATCGGTATAAAGTAGATCACCTTGTACTACTTTATTATTAAAATTTAATTTTTGTAAATGTGTAAATGCACTTATTAATTTTTCTTGTAATCCTTCTGCTTCATGGTTTGCTTTAATATCTTGTATGCTTTTATTTACAAGTGGATCCCTTTTGTTAAACACACTTTTTGTACCAACAAAAAATTTACCGTCAGCAGGATCTGTACCAACGAATACTGCTGGTGCACCGTCCCACTTTGTTGTTAAATTGAATTTAGTTTTTGCACTACCTTTAAGCATCTCGTGAAAACTATGAAGATATTGGATTGCTTGTTTGCCACCTGCAAGACCGTCATTAAAAATTAGATCTTCTAAATGCTCAAGGTGTGTATTTTTGCTTTCATCTAGTCGATGATGAATCACACACTCAGTTAAATAGCCTTTTGTTAGATCTACTGCTCTCATTATATTGTTGCCGGATCGCCTTTTTGTGGGTTACCGCCTAGGTCTGCTGGATCGCCGATTGGATTATCTACGCCTAAATCTGCAGGATCTGAAGAATATTTTTGTCCACCTTTTTGTGGTTTTAGTTCTTGTCCCCTTACACTTAATATACTTGAACTTGGGACTGTAAATGTGGTTTCTAAGTTAGGATTAGCAGGATTAACATTACCTTTGATAACTACATCTGGTACACCGTCTCCGTCTCTGTCAACATTTATTGCTAACATTTGGACTGTAGCACTACGCACTTTACCATCTCTGGTTTTGAATACAATTTCGTCACCTGGCTTTGGTGCTTTGACGCCGTAAACTTGTGTCCATACATCGCCTAATTGTTTTTGTGCTTTTCTTTTGGCAAGCATTTTGTCAATTCTGCCACCTGCCCTTGAGCCTATTGTGCCTAATGTTCGTTGAAAGAAAGGCTTATCGCCTAATTTAGCGGCTTGCCCGGCTCCTGAAGCACTTGGGTTTTGTGTGTCCCACCAGTCTCTCCAACGTTGAGCAAAACCTTTTTGAAAATTTAATAGTTTTTTAATTCTTGCAGATATATTTTTACCAAATATTCTTCTTACAAGGTTTGGGTCTGCAACTACAAAGTCGTTAAGTCCTTCGTCGTAGACATACAAGACATTTTCTTCTGTGTCAATATATCCTTTGACATTCCTGCCATCTACATTTGCTTCAAAGTGCTGTTTTGTTTTATCTTTGATAACATCTTTCCAGAACAGTTTTTTCTTATTTTGATCATCTAGTTCTAGTTTGCTAACGTCTTGATCTTTTTCAGCAATTACTTCGTTAATCTTCATTTGTTTTGGACCTTGATTCTTTGATAATCTTTATGCCCTTAACAAATCTTTCTGGTCTGTTGCCTTTAATAGAATTTATTAGACGCCTTTGAAGGTCTAATGCTTCTGCTTCATCAAAATTTTCTTGAATTAATTCGATAAGATTAAGGGCACTTTTAATAATATGGTTGCCTCTAGACTCAATAACATTGAGTTTGTCTCTTTCTGAAACAATCGAATTTAATTCGTCTAGGATTGATCTGTGATTTAAGGACATTTTATCTCCGTTTAAGCATATTTATCAAAATTACTTCTTCTTGAGGAGATTCCTAAGTTCCAAACCTTGCTGAACTATGTCAACATTCTCTTCTGTGGCATCTTCGTCGCTTCTTATAGCCGATGATCTCTTAAGAGTATCAGTCATTGTTATAGTATTGATAGTGTCATAACTATCATCGTCCTCATCTAAATCCTCAATTCTCAGTGTTTCTGGGTCAAATTTCAAGTCTACTTTGCTACCAACACCACTACTAGAACGTGTTTTCATAAATTGTATCTGATATCTACCACGTTCTCTCATAGCATTGCTTGTAAATATACCTACAACGTTGTCTGCTGTTTGTATTTTACTAATACCACCTGCAATATGGCTGTGGTCAAACTCTATTTCTTCTACTGCACCCCTATTCAACTGCGATGCTGTTACTAATAATATGTTAAGTTCTACTGCTAAGTTACGCAATTCTTCAGATACATACTTGTCTTTAATAAACAAGTCACTTGGACTAACTTTTCCACTAATTGGCATCATTAAATCTAAGTAATCTACCAATAATGCGTCTACTTTTACACCAGTTTGTATCTCATATTCTCTCAAAAACGACCTAATATCGTTGGCATTTACACCATTACTCATCTGTTTTATGCGGAATTTACCAGCACCTTTGCCCTTCATTCGCACTTTTAAGTCCACATCATCCATGTTTTTCATAACATCTCTGGTGGCATATTCACTAACCATAGCATCAATACGCATACTTGACAGTTGTTCACTTAATTCTAAACTAAGATATACAGTATTAAGTCCTGCTTGACTCCAATTCACACCTAAATTTTGTAAAAACAAACTTTTACCTGCACCAGAACCTCCTGCAAATACTGTAAGTTCTCCCCTATTAAGTCCACCATATAACTTTTGATCAAACTTTTTCCAGCCTGTACTAATTGCACCTGCTTGATCTTTGATCCACTGTAGTCTTTCTTTTGGATTCTCATAATAGTCTAAGCCAAAATCACTAACAAGTCCTACAGAACTTGCTTCTTTGATCATTGCTTCTACACTACCATAGTCTTTTTGCTCTAATAAATCTGTGCTGTCCAGTATTGCTTTCTCTAATGCTTTGTGTCTACAGAAAGTTTCAAACTCGTCCATAAACCAGTTCATATGGCTTTCGTGAACATCTTCTACTGGCGCCAATTCTATGCCATTTACTGCTTCAAGTTGCTCCAATGTAGGAATACTGTTGTACTTGTTTGCATGATCTTTTAAGAACTCTACTGCTTCTCTGTATTTTCTATTGAACATGTAAGGCTCAACAATGTTGTTTACCCTTACAAATACATCGGGATCTGTAACTAAGAATCTTAGAAACAGTTCTTGTATATCTTCACCGTAGTCTTTTATATCACTCATAACATTTTGCTCTGCACTTCAATTTTAATTTTATTTGCGACAGCATATTTAATTATACTAGATAATGTCAAAAGTCTGCCATATTTGAGCACCGCATCGCCAACATCTTTAATGTCTGTGTGCCAAGGCGGGAAACTTACTTCCCACCCTAGTTCAGCGGCCTGCCTTATTAAGTCTTTGCCTGGTGCATCTCTGTCAGGACAAAGTATTACTCTTTTATTTAACGAATTTATCTGTTGTATTTGTCTTTCGTTCATGCTATTACCTAGCACACTTACACCATCTATTAGTATAGCATCAATAACACCTTCTGTTACAACAACAATTTCTCTATCTGAATAAATGTATTTGTCTATGTTAAATACATATCCTGCTTGACTGTTGTTAATATATTTAGGCGTTTCTTTTGTGGGGGGATTTATATGTCTACCTACATATCCTACGACTTCTTGATTGTAATAGAACGGAATAATCAATCTATTTTTAAGCATAAAGTCATCACAGATGAATAAATCATACTCTGTATCAAGTAACTTTCTGTCTTTTGCATATAACATAATTTTTTCATGTGCTTCGTTATATGGTAATTTTGGAACATCTCTTACATTTATAACATTTGGCAATTCTACTGGTTTAAATTTTTCATAACTTATAACAATATCGTCAAGTTCGTTGTCAAACTCTTCAATCTTCATAAGTTCTAGTACTAATTTCTTTACACTTTCGTTAGTTGCGCCTAACTTTACTGCTAAGTCTTTGTATTTTTTACCAATACGTTTACTTGGACTCCAGCCTGTTGAGAAACCGCAGTTAAAACAGTTGTATGCAATCTTAGGACCTGTTGTAATTACACCTGCCCTGCCTCTTTTATCATTGCACATAGGACAGTCAAACGTCACCCACCCAGCAGGAGTCTTCCTGTGTTTAGGAGGCATGTGAGTTGTCAGCAACTCATGTACTTGTTGTATTGCTTCAGACTGTTCCATTCTTTATATTATAAAGGATTATGTGTAGGAAGTCAAGTTAAAATCGATCAGTTTTATATCTTCTTGATACTTGTTCAACACTTTTTCTTTCATGCTATCATTATATGCAGATACGTCATCTAATTCATCTGCTGGTATATGATAGTCGAGTATGTAAGGCTCATTTATATTAAATGTTTTGTTCAAAAAATCATTTATGCTTTCTAAATGCACAAATTTATCTATAAGTTTTATATTTTCTTGATAGGTACCTACATAAGATGGTTCGTGATAAAATAATTCACTATTTACATAATCCTCAAAAGAAAGATTTTCAAATACATCTTCCTTTATTACCTTAAACCATCTAAAAATACTGCGTTCTCTAGTAAAAGGATTTCTCACAAACATTATATTTTGTAAATTACTATCATGCTCATCTAAATCAATCATGTGATGGGGTGCGGCATAATCTAATAACTTATGATCAAATAATTTTTTTGCTATCCACCGAGTGCCACACCTAGTAGGAAACACACAGGCGTGAATGCCGTTGTTTAACTTATGCATATTAATATTTAATTTCTAAGGAGGATTTTTTCAAATGATCCTGAATTAGTTGGACCAGGTGAATATTTAAATCTTAAGAAATTGAAGTTGCCTGTAAAACTGTAATAGGTTACACCTGACACATTTGCCATTGGTATTCTATCTAAATTATTTACTACAGGTACACTTGCCCAATTTGAATCGTCACTTGATGGTGACTGTAAACTTAAACTACCTTCAACATATACATTACCTGTAAATGTTGTTGAGTATAAGCCTATTGTGTGAGTTGCATCTCTAAAGTTCTTATGCTGATTGCCTTCAAACGAACCGCTAGTAAATACATTTGCGGCATCACCGTTTGCTGTGTTTTTAGTTTGGCTCCATACGTTTGCAACTTGCGTTGCTACTGGAGTTGGATTTGCATCATTCTTAACTATTAATGTACAAAGTATTCCATTATTGTAATCAGAATAGATCGGAGTTTTAGTTCCGTCCTCTGCAACATTTTTAAATGAAACTTTATATTGCCCTTCTACTAGTGAATTCATATCTTCTTCAGATAATTTTAGTTCTGCTGTACCTTTGTTTAGTCCAGGTACTGCAAATCTTGTTAATACTTTTTCGTTAGTAGAATATTTGATAATGTCTGCTTGTATATCATTGTTATACACATTTTGCTTTTTTCTATCTTGGTTTGTAATATTAATGTACACAATATTATCCATTCCTTTGTGTACTATAAATTCTTTTCTGTTCATACTTCTGTTATCCACATAATAATTTTCCTGCTTCTTTACAAGATTCAGTGTGTTTGATTGATACATTAATAGTGTTAAGTTGCTCATACATGTTCATTCCTTATAATGTATTTATCTATAAAGGTATAAATAAAATTATGCAGGACCAAAAGGAAATACAAGAAAAGTTTCCTTTCTTTACTATGCTTACTTATGGTGAGAAGGAATACTTTGGTATAGTTCAAAATCAAGACAATGCAGTCACTTCATTCTACGATTATAATGTGCTTATAGCACCCGAAGATAAAAAACAGTTTGTAGAATTAGGAGAAACATGGTGGTGGGAAAGTAATCGGCAGATTCCTATTGATGTGTTTCTTTTTAATGAAATGAAAATGTTCAGAAACTGTTTAAAAACATTTAACAATAAAGATATAGAAATATTATTTGGTCCCGTGACCAGTATTCACAATCTCGTTAAGAAAAGAATAAAACGAAGAACGATTCAATTAGTCAAGAAGACTGACTAATTTATTTAATTGGACAATAATTGCCATAGCATAACTATATGCATGTGACTTCTTAAAGGAGTATGTGTCATTGTCACCTTTAATCCATACTTCCTTTTCAATATCCTCCCAACTTTTACCTACCAAGTGTCTTTTGCCTGGCCTAATCATAGCAAGTATCATTGCTAATTGATTTATATTTGTAGGTTGATGTTGGCTAACAATATCATAGTGATTACTAATATGAAATAGTTGTTCAACGATTTCTTTAGCACCAAACAATTCCCAAACAGGTTCTTGGTTGCATAGTTTATCTAGTTCTTGCTCAGACTCTATATTATTGTAAACACTATTGTTTAGAACGTCTAATTTAAAGTAACCTAAATCATCTGCTTCTTTATGATCAATATTACTTAGACCAGTCACTGGATCATGGGGTATAGGCTGTATATAAACGCCTGTGTTGTGTTTTTCCATACCACCTGGACGTTTGATACTACCTGTGATATTATCTAACACACAAAGCAATTTATTGCGGTTAGCCATATCAATATCTACATCAAAATCAATCTTCACTAAACAATAAACTCCACTTCATTAATTTGTCTGTTTTAACTTTTTTACGTTCTTCAATCTGTTCTTCGTTGACAAGACCACTATGCTTCATAATATCAATCATACACATAACATCGCCAATTTCATCTTGTAAGTTTTTAATATCTTGTTCGCTTTGGTCGTCTTCAAAACGTATTAACTTACTACATGCCTGACTAAGTTCAGCACATTCTTCCATTGTTATTACTAGCATCTCTTGTCTTTTATTCATAATTCTTTACCTTTGTATTCTTCAGCAAGTGGAAATATGTTTGCAATAACATCTGCTACAGCATGAGCAATTTCAATATGCTCTTTTTGTGTACCATTAGCACCACGTAATTCAATATAATGAATCCAACTACGCAACGTGCCATTCACATACATTCTACTAACTGTATTACCTTCCGGCAATACTGCCCTTGCTTGTTCTTTAGCAATACCGTTTTCGACTGCCCAAGTATATGCCTGATAGGCTTCTCTTATCACAGCCTCTTGTTTTTCTTGCCATTTGATTGATAATTCTGAATCTTCGACTTCAATGCTGTTTTGTCTATTTTTAGGGTCTTGTAGTCTTGCTTCGCGTTTTTCAAATGCTAATGCTACTGTAGGATCAGCATAACGTTGACTAAACTCTTGGAAACTAAAACTTCTATGTCTTAGAATCTGCCTAGCAATGTCTCTGGTTGTTTCAATCTCTAAACATGCACTCACCATTTCAAGTGGTGACCAATGTTTGTGTTTCATCAAATACTTCACAAGTTTCTCACTTGTTTCTGTGTTGTTTTGATTGTCCGGGTTGCTTACCCTGGCACAATAAGCCACTAAATCTAATGCTGATGCTTTATGCATACTATCATTAAATGGTGCTTGGCTGTGGCTAATAATTTTTACTTTCATAATCCTGACGCCTCCGCAATGTCCTGTACTAAGTTTACTTCTTCTGTATTTTTTAAAAATATTCTTTTCCAAAATCCTGGTTCAGCAATATCTTTAATAAGTTCAACTTGTTCGCTGTTAAACTTTCCCCATAGTTCTTGTCCGCTTTCGCTTAAGAATAAAAACCATGGAGAAATTTTACCGCCTCTTATGTGATAGACTGCA